CTTTTTACTAATACTTGGCAAGTCGAAGCTACTGTAACTAATGAATTTACACATGAATCTATTAAGAATTGGAAGTTAAATGTAGGTTATATTTTCTATGGACTAGGTACTTCACCCACGGCTAAAGGTTGTTGTGGCTTGCCTGTCTTTGTTGAGGTTGCAGGAGTTCCCTATCTTGCTGGAATTCATGCCGTTGACAGAAAAACCTCCACAAGGATTGGTTCCGCTGTAATCACCACAGAAGTTTGGAAGATGGTACAATCAAAAATGACTAAGAAAGATAAAACCCAATCTATGGACATTGTTGAAGAACAAAATGACGTAATTCAAGTTAAAATTGATGATTCTTTAGGCTATGTTAAGGACAATAGTTTCAAATCAAAACACCCTTCTGCTGATGATGTTTGGATGCCCACTGAAATTGCCAACCTCATGGATCCTTTAGATCTCCAAAATGATTTTCAACCTCATGGCCCCGGAGTTTATGCTATTGCCCATTTTGCCAAAGGCACTCCCTCTGACACCCATAGCATTAAATATGAAATTGGATCAAGAATAAGTGAAAAACCTCCCTTTCCAAATCTTAAAGTCCCCACTATTCCCGCTGACGAAATTATTAGGAAATATCCCGAGAAAATTCCTTTGGACAAAAGAGGTGTTCCCTCAGTTCCTTACCTTAGGCTACAAACTGCTAACACCAATGTTTGGAGAAAGAATATGCCTATCATGACAAAAACTGAGTGTGGCGCCTGGGGAAGAGAATTACTTTCTGAATTCGGCTACAACACCAGGCCAATTGAACCTATGTCACTACAGGAAGCTATTGCCGGCAGATCTAGTATTACACCTATAAAAAGAGATGCTTCTAACGGAGCTATTATAGATGCAATATTCAGGTCTCAAGGCAAAGGCACTGTCTTGAACTATGACGACCATACTAGAGAAATCTTTTTCCCTAGAGGAACTTTAATTGAGAAATGGATAAATGATCAATGGGAAATGGCTAAGGAATGCAAAAGACTTCACTTTCCAGCTACACTTGGACTTAAGAGCGAGACTCTCCTTGAGGAAAAACTCCACAAGAAAAGAGTTTTTGTTGTTGTTTCCACTGTTCCTTGGATAAACCAGAAGCGAATTCTTCAACCTATACAAGAGAGACTTTGTTCTAATGGACCTAAATCTAGGTTTAGCCTTGTAATGGACCCTGTTGTTGATGCTCATCAATGGGTACAAGAATTCAGAGGACCTGGTGGAAAGTTTGCTGCTTTTGATTGGAGTTCATTTGACTTTTCCATCCCTGGAAGTGTTATTGAATGTATGGCCTATGCTCTTGCTGAAGCCTATGGTAAGAATGGACAACCACCACCGGAAAGCCTGAAGAACATTATGGTGACACTCATGAAAGATATGACGTTCTCTTCTGCAACTTGTGACAAATCTGTCATTTTGTTTGAAGGAGGACTGAGATCTGGCATGGCTTGCACATCACTTGTAGCTTCTCTAGCTTCTGTTATGATGGTTTATCTTGATTTTAGCCGTTTTATCTTTCCCGGAATGAAACCCCATGAATTCTTCCGAAAAGTTAGGACCAGGAGCGGAGGCGATGATCTAAATATTGCTGTAGATACAGATCTTGCAGTTAAGATTGATCTCGCCGCTGTTCAGGGCCGAATTAGGGAGAATTATGGAATGAAATTGACTATTGACACAAAAACTGATGAATCCGTGGAAT